TCTCAGCCATGACCTAATCTCCCTCCGTCGCCGTGGGCTAGCCTCGACGCTTTTTTGTTTCCTTTCCTCCCTTCTCCTTCTTCACCTGCTGCGCCTTCTCCTTCGACTTACCTATGTCTATATCTTCATTTTTATCTTTAAGTTTATCATCTTCAAGAATATTTGGTTTTTCTTTAATTGCATTCGATGCTACCACAAGCTTCTTGATATCCGAAACTTTCTTCTTTTTTTCTTCTCTTTTAGGCTCCCCAGTAGCTACCGTTTTAGGTAACACTGGGGCCTCCTTTTGTACGAGAACTTCTGTTTTTTCTTTTGGTTCTTTCGGTATTTGGTGAGGTTTTAGTGGTGCAACCATTTTCAATCGTTTCAAATGCGCGACCGAAGACATCGCAGCCTCAAACTTAAGCCTCGGAACCAAAACCGTTGGTCCAGAAGGGTCTCTCCTGATAATACGAGGTTTTTTGCCTTTTTCGTCAATGACAGCAGAAATACCCCCATCAATAGGAGTCGTTACTCTTCCAGTATACACCCACCAAGCCATCGTTTACCTCACTCTCCCGCCAATGACGATTTAGGCTCTACACTTGTTTCAACATTTGGCGAAGTAGGAGCGATATAAGGATCGTTGAAGTCAAGTTCAGCTTCACATCTCAGAGATATCGTCCAGCCAATCATTCGATCAGCAACATCGGCTACCTCATCAAGGGAATCAAGAGATTCTTGGAAAGCATAGTATCCTCGTTGCTCTCCCTCAGAATCAATCAAATAAATCTGCCCATACGCCCAAAACTTTTGACCGATCTGTCTGAGCATCAAATCAGCCTGAGCTCTTTGTCTTGCTCTTATATGAATTTCGTAAGAAATATCATACGGGTACGCCCAAGCCTTGAACTCCAACGCTGACGGTCCCTGAACCCCATTGCCTGCCGTTACCAAATGAGAAGTCGCAGATGGTGTTCTGTATTCGTGGCCACCTGGAAACCATCGATTCATTGCTATCGTCACTGCCGTACGTGAAACAGCCACATGAGGAATCAATCCTTCTTGATACACATCCTCTGGATTTTGCCAAATAACAGGAACATGACCACCATACAAATCAGGACCAAGAACTCCTTCGATAGCTATCGCGTAATCCTGCACTGTCTCTCCATCGAGCTCGATTTCGATCAGTTCTGCACCCATAGTGCGCACCAATCCTTCATCATAGTCTCTAAGAAAAACAATGCCAGTTCTTGCGCTCATCACACTCCTGCCGCTACTAGATCTTGAAACCGTTGAAGTCTTTTGGCTACTGAAGCCCTCTCATATTGAAGGTCTTCTGCCGTCTTAAATCCAGCGTCTTGTGGACTAGAAATCCACTTTTCAAGAGATTTCAAAGCTCTCTTAGTAATCGTATTAGGCACCGCTCGTATAGCTGGTTTCCAGTGCGATCGTCCAGGTATAGGCGGAATTCCAAATTCGTATCTTAGTACCTCAAAGGCAATATCACGAGTTACACGTCGACTCAATAGGGCCTTAGACGGTGGACGCAATTGAACTCCAAGATCTTTTAGTTCTTGGCGAACTTCTCTGAGTTCTTGGCGTCTTCGAGACTCTATCACACGAGCTTCCTTTTCCGTTACTCTTCGAGAAAGCATGCTTGCTTCAAATCTGCTTGGCTCGTACGGCAACGTGTCCATTGTCCAAGGATTGCTACGTTCTAGAACCACTGTTGCAGGCTCCACAACTTCGCCACCCCTCACCTTTGGACGAACGTACAACACCGTTCTCTTTACGTCAACGGAACGTAGTCTCTGAGACGCTGCCCAACCTGGCGGAAGAATTGCCGTTAACTCCCACCCTTGTATACTTGGAAGGTCTCTCACTCTGAGCATATCAGGATATCCCTCAATATCTTTTGGAGCTGCCGATTGAACCAACTTAAGAACATCAAATGCAACCAACTGAGGAAGGGTCTTGACAATAGCTTCCACGCGTTCAGGAAGCTCATCAACAAGCTTCAACTTCTTTTTATTTCTTGGATCTTGTTTGACAGCAAATCTCATGCTGTTTTACCTTTTGTTGGTATTACCTGAATCATTTTGTTAATCATGTCAATGTGTTCTGTGCAAGCACCAACAAATCCCTTGCCCTTAACCTCAATCAAACGAGTAGATTCTTTGCCACATCTAAAACAAATATCAGCAATAGTTTGCCTGGTTAGTGGTCCCTCGTATTCTGGAAAAGCCAACTCAACTATAGGTCCACCACAACTACGTCCCCTCAACGCATGCCCACAATGTTTTTCCCCGCGTTTTATCCCAATATGAAGCTTTGTGCAATTGGCACAAATAAACGAAAAACCAATCTCTCTCAATCTGTCAGACAAATAATTGCTCACGGCCACTTGCCTCCTTGATATGCACTCGGCCTAAGTCCACCACCGCGTACATACAACGACCTAATGCGAGTCATTCTGTCTGTTTTGACATCTGGAGTGGGCAAAATCCAAACAATATATTTTTCTGGATTGACATCTACCTCAAGAGTTGTCCCAGACGAAATATCCTGGACACGAATTATGCCAGTTGGAAGATCGACATTTGTGACACGTCCTTTTTTGATAACATTGACACCGCGCTTAGTTCTGACTGAAACCATCTGACCAGGCACAAGCACAACGCGCTCAGCCGCTTCGTCAAGAAGCCTTGCTCCAATAGCCTCATAAAGTTGCGCGGAAAGATTCATTTTGGTTTCGCTCCAATACTTACTAGATACCCCTCAGCATGATCGAACGAAGCACGCTTGCCAAGACTCTTCTCCTTGCCATCCACTGAAACAAACCACTCTCTCTTGCCTTTTTTGTATAACTTGGCAAGACCTTTAGTGGTCTTCATCTCAAACCCTTCTGGCGTCCTTTCCCACTCAGACAAGGCTACCTCTAACTCTTCGCTCAACCTCATAACCACCTCACCTAAAAAACGAACGGACACCCTTTTGAGCCGCAGCAAAGGCCATTGTGTCACCACCCTGAACCCTCCAAGTGCGCCTACCGCTATTTACGACGAAATCATCACCATAATCACGCAACTGTCCAAGGATTTTTCGAGCAAGCTTATACGCATCCTTCTTTTTTTCAAAAGTCTTTTTTGTCTCACCACGACCTTTGATTTTAGCCTCAACGCGCCACTTTTTGTTAGGTCTCGATAAAAACAAACGTGGCCCTTTTGCTTCCACACCCTTTCTGCCCTTAGTGATAAAAACCGGCGAAAGGTGCATTCCATGCGCGACATGCATTTCGTAAGGTGTCGGCACCTTGAGAGCTTCTTCGAGTTGTCGCGACAATCTCATATTCTCGAATGCTCCGTCTTGCGAAATGGAACAAATTTACTCCGTTGCTTCAATTCTATTTTGAACTGGACAAAAGTCGCTGTTGTAAAAACATTCCCGTCACGAGTAGCCTTAGTAACATCCCATTGGGTTTCTTCAGGATCGTACCCAAATGGCGGTGCAGCCCAAAACTCCAAAACATCACCTTTTTTAGGATACGGCGCCTCTCTATCTTCAAATTCTTTTCGAGAAATCCATGCGACAGCATCAGCTTCTGTGCGTTCACCAACCTCAGTGGCTTCCTCTGTAATATTGTCGCTCTGAGGAAAATCAATGGTTGCCCACAGCTCAAACGGCCCCTCGTAACTCCACTCTTTGCCCTCCAATGAAGGTTCTTTATAAAGCGGATCTCGATTCTTTGCACGACGAATCACATAAAGCTTTACTGGCTCACCAGCAAGCCGCGCTGGCTCACTCGCTATCGAGTCCCATAAAGCCCGCTCATCTCCACAATCCCCACAGTCACCACCTGGAAAAAGTCTCCTCTTGGGCTTACAATCGTCACCACAAAACGCCATCTATGCCAACCTCCAAACAGGGTCACCCCTCATAGAGCCGCCAACCACCCTGCCCTCTTTCTCCAGAGCATAGAGAGCTTTCATAAACTCAGTAGCAGAAGTTCCCTTGAGACGCTTGTCCCTAAAAACCAACCTTTCCACATGATTGGTCATCATCCACTTGTCAAACTTTATCGCTTTCAAAATATTTCTTTTGAGCAAATCCATAGTGGCTGCTTGGACAATAGTCGGTTCCTTGGCTAGTTGCTTTTGTGGCTGTGGCTTTTTTTCCTTGCCAGCCGCAATCTCCTGCATGATGCGAAGGTTTTTTCTAATCACCCCTGGATTGTTGGCTCTCAGAAGCTCTGGGATCACCTCAATCCATCGATCAACGACTCGCTGAGCGTCTTTCTTTTTTTTATGAAAGGTGCCTTTAAATCCAGAAAACTCCACCAATTGACCAGATGGCACATGGGTTATCATCCATCCTCGACGAGCACCAACAGTGCTCTTGTGGACCGCCCAGACACCCTTTACCGAAACTTTCAGCGTATCTTTTATGTCTTCCTCGCCTGGATGCTTTGCCTTGATCACAAAATCGAACTTTTTGGTCGACCAGCCCTTAGACTTTTGCGCCTTCGGCTTCATGCCCATGGACCCCGGAGATGGTACCTCATAAGCCTGTGCTCCTGAACCAGCCGTTGCCTCGAAGATACCCTCGATCTCGGCCTCCTGGATACCCATGATAGCTTTCGTAAGAATGACGTTTGCCCTCTCGATGTCCACAACCTACCCTCCTAGCTCGGCGATTTTCTTCTTGAGTCGTCGGATTTCATCGTTTCTCCAAGCAATACTTAAATCACGTTTAGCTTTTCTTCCCATAGCTCGACCAGGTATCTCTATTGCATCTTTCATTGCCGCCATATGAGCATCCCGTTGTTGTTTCTCTAATTTTTTCAACTCACGCTTGTAATCCTTGACACTTTTCAGCTTATCAATCAGTCGATCACAAGCCATCTGCCAAGCTCCAATGTGATCGATTCCCATTGAACGTGGAATATCAGAGTTTTTCTTGATTTTTCGCAAATTTGTCTTGTTTACCTTCAAGCCTTTCTTTTTGAGATAAGCTATAACAGCTTCACGAGCTTCTATTTGTGTTCTGTCCCATTTGCGCATTGGCTTTTCGCCAGGAATCGGTACATCGTAGCTCGTAACACCACGAGCTACAGCTTCATCAATTTCTCTTTCCTGAAAAGAAAGAATAGCTTTGGTGAGCACCGAATTTATACGCTCTATATCCATCTCAAAAAGTCTCCCCTGTTTCAGCAGCTACATGATCAGCCGCTTCTTGAGCACGCTTATTAATCCATACGACGACTTTTTTAAGAGAAGCATCGTCAATGCTATCCCACCTATTAACAGCACTTTCTCCTTGATAAGCCCGAGCCTTGTACTTGTATCTTACAGGCTTTCCGTTCCACTTAAACTCAATAATATTAATACCTGGTGATACATCCGCTGATCTTATAAACCAACTCCAATCACCATGATAAAGACGAAATTCATCGCTCTTCAACGCTCGTTTTACCTTCGCTATCGTGATTTTTTTTATCCTCACTGCCTTCTTAGGACTTGGAACACGATACGACGTAACGCCATGAGCAGTCGCCTCGATTATCTCCTCGATCTCGTTCTCTTGAAAGGCAAGAATAGCATTATTGAGTATCGAATTTATACGCTCGATGTCCATCTTGCTATACCCTTCTTTTCTCAGCCGCCACATGATCGGCCGCCTCTTGAGCATGCTCGTTAGCCCACGCAATAGCCTCTTTGAGAGAAACTTCCATTTTAGGATGGCCCTGCCATCTGTAAAGAGCGCGTTTTCCCTGATATACCTGAACTCGATATTCATATTTCACAGGCTCACCAGCCCACTTGCGCTCCACGATATAAACCCCAGGTGACACCTCGGCCGATCTACTAAACCATTCCTTGGTGTGATCAAGACGAAACTTCTCTTTTTTTAGTGCTCGTTTCACCATCGCTTCAGTAATCTTCTTCACCTTTATTGGTTTTGAGATTTTCGGACTTGGTACTTCGTATGACGAAACGCCATAAGCAGTCGCCTCGATCATCTCCTCGATCTCGCGTTCCTGAAAAGCAAGGATTGCACGAATTAAAACCGAATTAACTTGCTCAACATCCATGGCCTACTCCTCTTCGTCACCTTTAGGCTTTGTCTGCACACGATGCACCATCAAAGCAGCGCATGCACCTTCAGGAGACTTCACCGAGGTACAATCAGACAAAGCATCAATGCAATCTCTGATAGTATCGAAATCGCCTTTTTTGTTGCGATACTTTTCCATGCACTTAGCTTGTTTCGACCTTTTCTTTTTCTTTTTCTTTGCTTTCTTGGCAACCTCTTTAGGTGTCGGAATCCTGAAGCCACCAATTGCCGCCTCACTTATTTCTTGAAGTTCGCCTTCGCGAAGCCCAACAATGGCCTTCACCAGCACCGCATTGACTTTCTCAATATCCATCCCGCTCACCCTTCCTTGAAAATTCTGTAATGAAAATCACGAGTTTGCCAGTGAGGGTCATCAATAGTTTTAACAGGAGACGGACCTTTGAATCGATAGACCTTCAATAAACCACCGGCAACTAATGAGACCAATGCCTTGACCTCATTTTTTTTCAACTTTTTATGACGACCAATAACAAGCAAAAGTGCACCCCACGGCCCCTCATACTCCATCTTCTTGAACAGACCAAGAACTTTCTTTTGCGTCTTATTGAGTTTTCCTTTTTTAGCAGGCTTTATCCCTTGAAGTTTAGCGTCACCATAACGAACATTTTCACCAACAGAGTCATCAACAACATCTTTAGACTTGTCAATACCACCCTTCATCTCGCCTGCCCCAATAGTCCCTGGAGCTGGAACATCATACTTGCCAGTCACTCCCCAAGCCATCGCCTCAATAATCTCCTCAGACTCAACTTCCTGAAGACCAACGATAGCCTTTACGAGCACTGCATTGACTTTTTCAATATCCATCCCGCTCACCCTTCCTTGTCGTCAAACGCAACACCCATAATGTCGTGCAATTGAATCCATCCAGGAGACGACGACAAAAACATCGCCATCTCTTCTTTCGCCTTTGATGCCTCAACAGTATCGACCACATCATTCTCGGGCTCAATGTTTGGCTTGCCACCAATACGCCGAAGTTGACGAACCATTTTGAAACGTTCACCGCCTTTGGTCACAGTATGAGCTGACCTTTGCGAAGTAAAACGTCCATCGTTCCCGTGATAAGTCACAGCTTCATCAATGGTTTCTCCAACCACAACACCGATGATTTTACCCAACCTCTTAGCCAATGACATTATCGCCACCTATTCTGTTGGTTCAAGATCACAAAATAATAGAATCGATACTTTTAGAAATAGATTCCAATTTCTTCTGGATTGCTTTTATATTCTTATACAATCCTCCTATTTCTTTTTCAGCATTTTCCAACGTCTTTCGTTCGCGTGAAGAAAAACTAAAAGGCAAATCATCTGACGAAGGACCATAAAGATTTGCTTTTAAACTATTTCTCACATTCAATGCCTTTTTAGCAAAAATCTTACCAATATCATCAGCAAGATGCTCAAGATTCATTGAATGCCCAGCTAATATCTCTTTAAAACTCTCACCCATTTGCTCGTTTTTCAAAGTTGCTTCAAATAACTCTTTTGACAACGACATGATTCTCCTCTTCCTTTCTACACCGTTGGCTCGATTTCACGGAACAAATCCTTGAACCGTTTGTATTTAGCCGGCGCTTCTGGTTCCATCGCATGCTTCATCGTACGCCGCACACCTTTTTGAGTCTGCCTTACACTGCTCAATTTAGCGCCTTTTTTATAGGGGGGTTTGAGGTACCCATACCTCGTCAACGCCCAACGACATATGTTCCACGCCGCCCTAGTGCTATGTTTTTTTTGAGGCTTTCCGCCTTTCTTGCTTGGCTTGCCTCCTCGTACTGCCAATACACAATGCTGCAACTGAGCAGGCACCTGATCGACTTTAGCCTTGGCCTTTATCCCACCTGGTTTGGGTTTCTGCTTTGGTGGCTTCTTGCGCAATCCACCACGAGCCGCTTTTTTTGCTTTCCTCTTTGGTGGTTTTACATCTGCCTTCTTTTCTTTCTTTTTCTCGATTTTCTTTTTTAACTCAGCAGGAGTAGGCACACGATAACCGCCAATCTTAGCCTGTTCAAAAAGCTCATCAAGCGGAATCCAATTCATATCAATCCCAACTACTAAACATCGTATTCAGAAGGACCAGACATTTTGCTACCCAAATGTGCAAAACGACCAATGGCCTTTTGAAAATTCATCTCTATCTTCTTAAGCACTCTTCCGTCAACATTTTTGGCCATTGCATTCGCTTCTTTTTTTGCGTTATCCTCGCTTTTATACGGACCAAATCTCACCGGCTCACCATGAGGGCCAACACCAGGACCAACACCAAAAACATACCACCTGTCCGGGCTCAGAGTCTTGAGCTTTCGCCCAAGCATTCTTTTGGTGCTCTTGGCAAAAACGACCTGAAACACAGGTACATCAGGATTCAATGCCTCAGTCATCGTTTCAATCTCGCTTTCCTGAAGACCAAGAATAGCCTTAGAAAGCACCGAGTTGACTCGCTCAATATCCATAACGTTGCTCCTTTCTTTCGAGCTATTTTTCTTACCCAACTACAAAAGGAACAGGATCGCTAAGCCCAATCAACTCATTGGTCAGAGTATCCCATTCGGCTTGTCCTTCGCTAACCAACGTCTCACCATCCATGCTTTTTGCACCGCCAGCCGATGGCCACTCGCTGTACTTGCTTCTAACACGCCCCAGCCGCACCTTGAGAGCCGCTCTTGCATACCGAAGGATAAGATCTCTATCGCGAAAACGAAGACTCTTAAAGTCATTTGCAGGCGTTGTATCAGGAGGAGTTGGGTCCTCAGTAATCAATTTAGTGCTGGCATATCGAGCAATGACTGTACCGCTTTGATGATTCGTCGGATAAATGCTAAGTGTGTTGATGTCTTTGTCATATTCCCAGGCAGGTTCAGCCCCAATTATACGCCGCGCTGTCGATGCATGAGCAATCATTTGATGAAGAGTTCCGTAAAACGAGCCGCCAGGTAGCCCAGTGAGACTCTGATAAGCCACTGGAAGCATCTCGACATCTATAAAAGCAAAAGGATTGATGGCTGCAATAACATCTAACTGCACGCCAGGAAACCAAACACTCAACACCTCATCGCAATCATCCGGCATAGTGTAAGATGACTCGCCAGATGTAACAGTCTGAACAGCATGACGTTTGACTCCCTTGCGACCTATCCACCACCTCAACGCGTCATCAAAAGAGTCATCAGCATGATACTCTGTAACCTCCAAGATTACCGCACCACACCCTAATGATCTCTTGACCCAATCAATGGCATCATTTCTGTTGAGAGGGTCAGTCATAAATCACCTCCACCAAAAGCGTATTACTTCTTGTCCTTCTTTTTGGACGTCTTTTTTCCACTCATCGCCTTTACCATTTTATCAGCAGTAGATTTTGTAGCAGTCCCTTTTTCAGGCTCAGGTTCGAGTTCTTTTTTCGGTTCTAACTTTTGCTTCGGTTCTGACTTCTTTGGCGCAGGCTTCGACTCCTTTTTTAACTCTGACTTCTTTGGCGCAGGCTTCGACTCCTTTTTCGGTTTTGGTTTCTTTGGTATAGGTTTTTGTTCTTTTTTTGGTGCAGGTTTTGGTGCAACATCTTTAATAGCAACAAGCAACCCTTGATCAGCAAATTTCTGCCAATATGCACCCTCAAGTATTTCGTTGTCCCCGATGCGCCTCTCACCACCTCCAACGTATAACGGGAGAGATTTGCCAATAAACCTTGGAGCTTTCTTGAATCTCTTCATAACTCCTCCCTGAATCAAAACGGGAGAGCCAGCCGCCGCCGACCCTCCCGTCGCCTACTCAACATAAGACCCATCGAGGGGCCATTGAATCAATCGAGTCGCAGCCGATCAGAGCCCGCCCGTGATCGTCACACGCCCGAACCACTCGTCGCGCAAACGCTTGGTCGCATAACGAGTCCGCATTCCTTTGCGATAACTCTGATCCTCTGGATCGAGGAACGTTGGAGTCATCTGCAATGGCACGTATGGACTGAACACGAATCCAGCGTCAAGATAACTCCGACCTCTAAGGCCGAGCATCATCTGATTCCACTGGAAAAATGGATCTTGGTAGCCCATCCATTTGTTGGAGAGCGGACCCATTCTCAAGATACCCTGGTGGCTCGTCATTGGGCCATAACTTGGCGGCACTACAACACCGTCAAACGGTCCTTGAACGTTACCAGGAGCGCTTACCCAAGGCGGCCTAAAGTCACCATGAGTTTGGAGCTGTACCAGTTTTGCAGAGATATCAGGGCTCGTTACGTACCAATTCGCAGGCGCTCTCAAGGTCTGCTTATGAATCTCAAAGCTGACCGCACTCATCCGAGTCATAACTGAACGAATATGGTCAAGCTCATTGATGCCAGCAGGAACTGTAAAGTCAAATGTGCGAATAATTCCAGCACTCGCCAAGAAAAGCTGCCCTAAGATATCTCGATCGATTTCGAGCGCAACTTCCTGGCTGATACCAGAGACAAGCTCGGTCTCGGCATCAACGCCATGGAATGCACGCAGGTCATCAGCAGCTTCACTCGACCAACGAGCCTTGAGCTTGCGCGTCTGTGCTCGAATGGTTTCGAATTCGATGTCGATGTAGACATCCGGGATATTCCGGTTGCCTTCCATGTCGTAGTAGTAAGTCGCTCGAACGTAATTACCAGCCACTGTGATCGTATCAAACGTAAAGTTTGTGATCTGCCCATTGGCATAGTTGATAGCGCCAGTCAATACGTCGCCAGTGAAACCACCAGCTCCGTCATCGACTGCCGTCTGTACAACCGCCTCAGTCGTTGGGTTATACTCTTCAACTGTGAGCGAATATCCTACAGTCGCATCGAGAGGACGAACTGGGCTGTATTGAAGAATAACTGAGCCAGGAGAACCTGTGAACCACTCACCACCAGCAAGGATCGGAGTCAACTGTTCATTCGGAATTTTTTCTGACGAATATTGGTCATCAAAATTCTGAATCAGGTTAGTACCCGCTACTGTCTCACCCTTCGAACGTCCGTGCTTGTACTCGAAGTAGAACACGGCTCCAACAGGTGCAGTCATTGGTTGGACGGACACAATCTCATTTGCGATGAGATTTGGGAACACTCGGCGCAATACTGGGAAAATGTATTTGGTATACACACCAGCATTTGTGCTAAGAGTATCCTCGGCGAGCTGTCGGCGCATGTCGAGGAATTGATTTTCCATCAACATTGCCATGCATTTTTTGGTATAGTCCTCCTTGACTCCCTTCAAGAAGCGATCCCACTTTTCAACAAGCTGACCAGTGTAGCTGTCATCACGAATGCTCCGTGCTCCTGCTTCTTCGGTCAGATTCATATTCCGTGCCTCCATGGCCTACCTTCCCTCCGTCGTCTGACCCTTGGCGCTACGAGGTCAGATTCCCCGTTCCAGCCAGCTCATCGAATTCTTGCTCGGTGAGCCCGAAGTCATCCAGCGTAGCGCCTTGCTGGCCATTGCCTGATTTTTTGCGCGGCGCACCAAAAGTATCTTCTTCTAATGACCGCTGTTTTCCACGCCCAAGACGAGCGCGGATTCTTTCAGATTCATCTTCGTCACGAACACGACCGCCGCTGCTACGGCGCCCATGAGATCGAACGATTCTATCTACTTCTGACACCGAGTTGGCGCCTTCACAAAGTTCTTGAAGTTCTTCACCATCAGGGTGATGTTGGATAATGCTTTCAACGTAAGAAGCTACCTGTACATGTTCTGCTAAATCAAGAGCTTTTCTTGTACGATCATCAGCTTCTTTGATTTTCTTTTTGGCTTCTTCAGCTCGTTCTTCGGCCTTCTCAACACGCTGTTCAAGCGAGCTGATTTTATCGAGAAGTTCGCTCTTGGCTTCTTCTTCTTCACCAATATGTTCGTCTTTGGCCGACGAAAGCTCTTTTTGAAGAACTTCAATACGTTCATCAAGAGCTTCAATGCTGTCATATTGGTCTATCTTTCCAATGAGTTTTACAATGGCATCACGCGAAGAATGACCAGCAATCTTGCGCTCAATATGAAGCCGATACGCTGCCTCTTTCGCAATAACAGCCATCTCATCATGTTCTTTTTTGATTTTCTGTACCTCGAGTTCACGCTCAGCTAAATCGCCTTCCAATTTAGCAATACGCTCATCTCTCGACGCCAACTCTTGTTGGTGAACTACTGGACTGGCAAAACTCGTTACCATCGAAGCGATACGCTCAAGAACTTGCTTTGCACCTGCTATCTCTGGATCACTCAGGTACTCACTCCTTACACGTTCTTCAGCAGCTCCATCAATCTGCTCCATCTTTCGACGAAGCTCGGTAGAAAATTTTTCAGTCAAACGCTCTTCAACACGGCGCTCGGCTTCTGCCAACACGCCAGATGTCATCTCCTCGACTAAGCCAGGATAGTTTTTCTTTAGTTCCTCGACGGTTAGCATATTCTCTCCCTCTGGTATCCGCTGTAGCTCCTCATGGAACACCTGCGGATACGCCGAACGCGTAGCAGGGTCCGCGACGAAATCGAAAGTATCGAGTTTGAAATCCTCTTGTACTTCTTCGGTTCCATCAGGAAGCGTTTTCGTTGAACCATAGCCCCGGCTGCTTACACCAACCTGAGCCCCAGCCTCCATAATAGTCTTTAGTATACGACCATTTGGAGTGTCCAGAATTTCAGATTCACCAATGACCTCGTTGCCCTCGACATTCAAGCCAGTAAGTAAATGACTAACACGTTGTAGCTTGGTGCGCCCATCGGCAGGGTGATCGAGCTCACCAAAGCATCGACGCATATTCATATCTTCGAGTTTTCGGTTGATTTCGCGATCCCACAAATGCTTTCTGTACAGACGCTTATTTTCAGTCGCCTTATCACTGCGAGCATATGGACCACGAGCAACAACCTTGCCAAGCTTTCCTTTTTCAGTTGATTCCTGCAACTCAAAAGTAAGAGGCATTGTATCGATGAGTAGAGTAGCCATCCGTTCACCCTGACCTTATGGCACTTGATCGAAAAGGAGAGCGGGCAAGCAAATCGCCGAGCCGTCGTTTTGGTCTCTTCCGTTTTGGAACAATTTTTCGCTTACCCTTTTTCTCAAATCCAATCTTGTCCCGAGTCGTACCTCCAAAACCAAGGGCTTCCCGCCGACCACTTCTGGTTCTTAGCCTGCTAGCTTCAAAGAGCCAATCGACGGGAATCCACGTCACCTCTACTCGTCATCCTCGAAGTCGATTTCGTTGTCCTTATCATCGTTGTCTTCGTCAGGTTCAATATCTTCGTCATCGTCTTCGCTGATAAGGTCTTCGTTATCGTCTTCTTCGTCGTCCTCGTAGAGCCCATTCTCGACACCCATTTGGATGGATTCAAATAGGCTTGGAGATCCGATTTCTTCATGTGTCGCAAGAGCTTTTGTCACGCCCTCGAGCAGAGAAGCAAGTCTGCTTTGAAGCTCTTCACTCACTTCGCCGCCAGCCGCCTCGATAGCCTCAGAAAGAGTCACTGCTGACTCGCTCATAGCATAGAGCATATTGCCAGCGTCGATGTCTCCCATCGCCTCAAAGCATTCGCCAAGGAGCCAAGCCAGCCAACCGCCATTAATGGCAGCTTCTTCATGGGGCGAAACCTCTCCAGTGTTGGTGTCGCTGTTCTCCAGCTCTTCTCTGAGCTGTTGAAGCTGAGCGGCCACACCCTCTTGACGGACAATAAAGCCCTTTTTCGCCACTTTTGAGAGACGTTTACGGCGCTTTTTGATCTTGGCCTTTTTGCGCTTATAGTACATTTTGGCAGCAGCACGAAGTTGACCTTTTTTCTTTCTTCTGGCTGCCTTCTCTTTGCGCTTTTGTTTGACAGTGACTTTCACCAACTTCCCAGTTTTGGGGTCAACTCTGAAACCCCTCTTTCTGCGAACCATGCGTTCTCCAAGAAAAACGAGATCTTCGTCTTCCTCTAAATCACTGCCATCCCATTCAACATGCTGTTGTTCGTTGTCATCAGCTTCAGAAGTATCATGCTCATCATTGTCAGAGCTCTCGTTTTCTTCTGTCAATCGTGGACGCACCGCCTCAGAGGTCGGTGGACTTCCAGCATGTTGTTCAAGTAGCCCAGAATTGCGCTCGATGTCATCCATGACCTTGCTTGGATCGAGCCCAATACCTTCAAGCTCCTCACTCAGTGGGCGAACTTTGAAATCTTTCCGATTGAACATTCCCCTCGACCTCCCTGCCTATTGAGGCTGATCGAAACGACGAGCGAACTTTTCTGAGAACGCTGCCGCAAGACCCATTTCTTTTGCCCTCGCCGCCACTCCATCATGAACCCGTGCAAGGCTCTTTAGCGTACCGTCTTTACACACCGAAATGGCATCTTCGACGATCCCAATAGTAGCATCGAGGTCTGCTCCAAATTTAGAAACAAATTCTATGAAGTCTTCGACGATCACTGCGGAATCCAAATCACTCTCTAGACGATACTCGTCATTGAAACGACAAGCAACCGCAATGCTATCTTTCATTCGATGAAGACTTTCACGTAAGCGTCTAAGAGACGCCTCAATTATTTTTCTGTGCCGATCATCGCTATTATCACCTTCGTTGATAAAATTATCGAATTTCGGCTTCGGAAAATCTTTGTTAGCCTCAGCGCCTACGTATTGAGCCATGGTTTTCTCGTTTTCACGTACCGCAACGAGCCATTCAGGGTCTTTTGCAGAGTCACCGCCACAAAATGAAGCTTGAATAAAATCGTCCTCAACTCCTTCTGCGGTGAGCTTTACACCAGACCTTACTAATTCATACAATGACCCAAGATGGATGTCCACCTCGTCGTCGTTGCCATCAAGAAGAGCCTTAACCGCCCCAACTGACTCATTTCTCACTTCAGCGCTCAACTCAGAAGCTTCTCGAACAGGAATATCAACCCTCTCAACATTGTCAAATTCTACCTCTCCAGTCTCTTCGTTAAACGAAAAACTAGCCCGAAAGAACTCTCCAGTATTGTTGAGAATAATCGCATGGTTGGCGAACGTTCCTAGTGTTCGAACTTCGGCACCTTCGTCACCACCAAAAAGCTCAGGTTGTAAAGCAACAGCCTCGTCAACCCGCCCCATTACCACCTCGTAGCTACCCTCTAGTAACTTCGAGAGGAATTCACCATCTACTAGCTTTCGTGATCCCATGACATCCAGATTATAGGTCTTTCCTTACGAAAAGCAGCCTACGGCTATGAGTGCTCGCGTGTCAAGCCTTGTTATCATACATGATACTATAAACTTGCTTCCGCTCGCATCGTTTTACGAAGGTCTACAAGCAATCCGCCCAGTTCACGCATTCGCTTATTGACCACCGCGTTTTCCCTATACAATCGGGCAAATTTCTCATTTACCCGCCTTTCTGTCTCACGATTTCCTTTCTCAAACTCACGCCGCCAATCGAAATTAGGGACAGCTTTGATCAATTGTGATAAACGCCGATCAAATTGATGAACTTCTGTCAATGTTGGAGCTCCACCAGAAACTGTCTCATCATCTACAGACATCTGAAGCTTTTGGATCTGAGCCTCTACAGCTCCATCCTTCAACCTCTCCTCGTTTTTCTCTTCCATAACCTTGACAGCTTCTTCTTCTGTAAACTTGAAAAGGTGAACCAAAAGCCACTTGGTTGCCACCATCTCGCCCATTCTTGAAGCGAGATCAGCAGTGGTGTTCATGACTTCCATTCTGGCCAATTCAAGAATCGACGACGGAACAGTCATGTGTACTTGATAATCGTGTTTATCTGGGTCCATGCCGATAGCTATAAGGTGAACTCGGCATGCTTTTCGATACCCACCTCTTAGGCATCGCTGAATACGCATAATAGCACGAGCAAACCTGATATCTTGGGTGGACAATTGCCCTTGAACAGGCTCTCCACCGTACCCATAGTACGCCTTTGGTATTTTTAACGAGGCAACAAGCTTATCACGGTGATACTCAAGACTATCGGTCTCGGTGTAATCAGGCCCTTGGATGACGTCTATTTCAGTCGTCCGCTTTCCATCACGAACAGGTATAAA